AGTTCTCCGTGAGGACGAGGTAGGCCTTCTCCTCCTTGATGCGCATAATGCTCTCAATGGGCGAGGTGTACTCGGTGTCGGACTTGACGAGCATCTTGGTGGTGCCCTGGACCCCGATACAGCACGCCTTCGTGAGGCTGTCCGAATAGTAATCCAAATAAATAGGGCGGTCCTGTTCAATCGCGACCTTCGCAGCCTGCGCCATCACCGTTGCTGAGGGAACACTCATTTGTTCAGGGGGGTGAAGCAATCTCCGGAGTTCAAACGAACTTCTTGAGAGAATCCTCCAGGGAGAAGCGAGACTTCATGATGAGATTGGGCGTCTCGGCACGGGGCAGCGCGAGCAGGGCCTTCACCTGCGTCCGAATGTCGACCTTGGAGGCGACGGCGAAGACGAAGCGAACCAGAGCATCTACGTGCTCCTCCTTCACTCCCGACTTCGGAGCCCGCACGCTCTCCTGAAGATCCTCCAGCATGCTGGTGACATACTGGGTCATTGTCTCCTGCGGAACCAGTCCCCGACTGTACAATTCGGCCAAGTAGACGGCGAACCCACGCTTGAGTTCCTTCTGCTTCGTCCATGCAATCACGGCGTCCGCATAGGTCGGATCGTCGGTGCTCGGAATCATCGTGACGTTCCCGGTGTCATAGAGGACATCCACCATCTGGAGCTGAATGGACAGATCTCCAGAGGCCTCGGGGGTGGTCTTCGCGAGATCGCGATACAAGTCGGCCAGGATCGGCGCGAAGAAGGGCTGGCGGATGCCGCGGTCAAACAGCAGCGTGGTCACCCGCAGGCGGAAGAGTCCATCGCGCTTGCCGAGCAGGGCCATGACCTCTCCAGACAGCTTCGCATAGTTGGCCTTGGACAGCTTGTTGATGGCGGAGCTCACGGCATCATACTCGGGGTCATCCTTCTCACGGACCTTCCGGACCATGTCCACCAGAACAGTCTCCCTCCAATTCGTGGGGTCCTCCTGCTTGCGCCGGTGCGTGGGAGGCGCATACGGCTTCCGGTAGACCGGCTTGAAGGAGAGCTTCAGGCGAGAGATGATGTCCGCGATGGCGGTGGGCAGCTCGGCCCGAGGAAGAGAGCGTGCGGCATAGATGCTTTGAATGTCCATGCTACCCCTATTCTTGGGCAGATGAAAGGTTTGGTCCGTTTTTTGCGAAAACGGATTGTATCTGGAGAGGAGACAAGACCAGTGCACACCATGGATTCTTGGACTCTTTGGTATCACGACCCGATGAACTCGGACTACTCGCTGGAGAGCTACATCAAGATTGCAGAGATGACCGACGTCGCAACCTTCTGGACGATCGTGGAGGCCATTTCCGTGGAGGCCTGGTCCTCGGGAATGTTCTTCTTCATGAAGACGGGCATTCGTCCGCTGTGGGATGCGCCCGAGAATGATAAGGGAGGTGCGTGGAGTAAGAAGGTGGATGCGCAGGACACGAATGCCGTGTTCCTGGACTGCATGGTCCACTGCATCGCAGGCAAGCTGCTGAGTCGCCAGAATGAAACTGTGGCGGGGGTGACGGTCTCGCCCAAGGGCAACTTCCACATCATCAAGGTCTGGAATACGACGACGACGGTGTCGGATCGGCGCATCTTCAGTCCGACCCTGAAGATGAAGCTGGGGGATGACATCGCGTACAAGGCGCACAATCTTCGCCCGAAGTAAGACAAAGCTGTTGTTCACTCATGTCTGTTGTTCCGCCCCTGTCGGGGCCACCGCTGTACAAATACATCCCGGGTGTGGGAAAGATTGCGACAACCCAATTGGGGTTACAGGGACCGATTGGTCCGACTGGATGGACAGGGCCGGTGGGGCCCACGGGGAGTACGGGGGCTGTGGGGGCATCACTTATTCTGAAAGGCACGGTGGCAACGACTGCAAATTTGCCCTTGTCTGGAAACGCGCTGAATGACGCGTATGTTGTCTCGTCTTCGGGCGATCTTTTTGTGTGGACGTCTGCGAGTTCGTCCGGATTGTTGTCAGATTGGTCGGACATTGGTCAGTTTGTGGGTCCGACGGGGAACACGGGACCCACTGGGAGAACCGGACCCACGGGCATGACCGGACCTACGGGAGCCACGGGTCCCACTGGAAACACAGGGCCGACGGGGACTACCGGCGCAACCGGTCCCAGGGGACCTGTGGGGAACACGCTGACCGTAGATGCCGTGTATGGAAATGATACGACTGCTGCACTGGATAAGTATTCGAAACCTTTTTTGACCATTAGTGCGGCCCTGTCCAACGCATCGGCGGGTCAGCTGGTGTTTGTGAACCCCGGAACCTACAACGAGTCTCTGACGATGCCTGCAAACGTCTCTCTCAACGGTGCGGGGGCGCAAGCCGTGGTCATTCAGCAGCTCAATTGCACAAGCAACACGACCCTTCTCACGATGGGGTCCAATTGTCGCATAGAGAACTTCACTGCGAATCTTTCGTCGTCCTCCAATGTCAATTTAACAGGAGTTCTGTTCCCGCAGGGGACAATCCCGACAGCCAAGCTCCGCAACTCTATTTGGACAGTCACATCCACTGCTACGGGGTCCAACACCATTCTCGGATGTTCGTCTCCCGGAACCTCAACCCTCGACTTCTTTCCCGCCAACATGATTCAGCGGTCCACGCTGAACGTCATCTCCTCGAGTGCGGGGACGACGCGGGGGATTCTCATTAACAACGCAAGCCGGTTTGCGGTTCGCGATATTGTGGTCTACGCACGAGGGTCGGGGTCGAACATCGTGGGTGGAGAAGTGGCAGACGCAAGTGGAATTCTTGAAATCAAGACGTCTACATTTGGGGGTGTAACGAGTGGTGTCGGAGTCGCGTATGACATCAACCGATCTGCCGGAACGATCTTGCTTGGGGGTACGGATCTGCTCAACAACAACGCCAATGGGAACTCCTTTACGCCCACACAGGCTCCCACGTCGTTTACGTGGGGGGTTCTAGGGAACATGAGTGCCAATCGCCGGTATTATTTGGTTCCTGGGACCGTCACCGTCGGGAACCTCGAGAACGAACTTGTGACGAACACCTATGATGGGGCGAAGGCACTGCCAGTGCCGTTTGTTCAGCCCTCCAGCGTGATTGATACGACCATGAGTTTTCTGGGAACGATGCCCTCGGACTGCACGATGACAATGAAAATGATCAAGAACCGGACCGCTCCCCCAGTTCTGTCGGTTATGATGATATCTACAGATGGAGGAATTAAGCGAATGACAACTCAATCCGCAGCGTTTGGCGCATCGGATACGATAGATGTGATTTTGGATATCTCAGGAAATCCAGGAGCTGGTAGCTTTATCGGTGTCATTGGGTATTATTGAAGTGTGAAGAGATAGAGAACCTTGGTGAGTTCGGCGAGGATCTCATCGCGGAGATTGAGAAGGTCCGTGTCGTCCTTGCCGATCTTCTTGGGGAGAACCTTGGTCAGGTAGGTCGTCTGTTGCGCAACAAACGAGCGAGCCGCGGACTCACTGAAATTATGAAGTTTGATGGACCCCGAGACCTTGGGGCGTCCGTAGCGTCCCATATAGGACTCCACGAACGAGTCAATGCTCGCATCCAGGGCTGCCGTCAGGGCATCCGTCGCGGTGTGGCGGGCGAACGACTTGGTCTGCCAGTGGTAGAGCTTCACCTGGTTGCGAATGGTCAGCAGTGACGTAACAAGATCCCCTCCCGTGGTTGTATTCCGGCGTGTTCCCTTTCCCGACATTAGTGGTTTGACTTTGACGGGAGAATATAACCCGGCAATCCCCCGTTCCTTGAGCTCGGCATCTTCCTGGGCGCGAGCCGCACGTTCCTGGCGCGACAGATCGGTGTAGTCCAGACGCTCGTAGGCTTCTGTTGCTTTGGCCCGCAGGGTCTTGACGCGCTCCGACACCTTCTGGGGAATGGGCCGACCATATTCTTCAGACCGAGGGAGACCAGACATTTGGGTTCTGGCAAGAGATTACGCCGAGCACGGCATGAGACAGAGCTTGATGTCGCCGAGATTCGCGATGACGTAGCGGATCATGATGAACCAGTCATTCTTCATATGGATCTCCAGGTTGTTGGAGAGATTGGAGCACTTGGTAAACAGAACGAGGTGCGGGAGCGAGTAGGTGCCGGACACAATCTCGTTGGACTCCTTCTTGGAAATGCTGAGTTCCGACGCACTGTCTCCCAGCGTCACCGTCTGCGACGCAAAGGGACCCTTACAGGTGAACGTGAGCGTACTGCCGACATTCTTGATGTCCACGGTCTTGGCGGAGAGAAGGGTCATGTCACGGCAGATCTTCTGGAAATCCAGGGACGGCATGGTGATCCGCGTCGCAAACTCGGTGTCGAGCATCTTGATGTCGGACTCGTCGCGATCCAGGAGGTTGATCTTGTAGCGAACGCGGCGCTTCTTCTCGCCGTTCTCCAGCGTGATGGTCAGATGGTTGGACTCAGACTTGGAGACACTGAACGTAATCGTGTCATCGTTGGTGACGGTCTTGACGACGCGATAGAAGTGGTCGGTATTGAGGCCAACATCCAGCTTGGGAGCGGAGTGGTTGTATTCGTAGTGTTCAAACTTGTTGGCAAAGAGGCGCATGTGGGTGAAGACAGTCCGGGTGTTGTCCATGGCCACCATGCGAACACCGTCCTTGTCAAAGACCAGACTCATCTCCACGAGCATGGACTTGAGACCTTCGGCAAGTGTGCGAATGGGGGCCGTCTGCACCGTCTTGGCAATCACAATGTCGTCGCTCATTTTGTATACCCCTCGGCGGGACTTGTAAGTGTCTTACCGCGGACCATAGATGGCGTAGAGGATGCCCACAATCGTCCCAAAGAAGGCTCCGGCGATGAGGAGGAATCCGAGCATGTAGCCCGCGAAGAGCCACATATAGCTCACGAGATCCGTGGCGTGTTTGGCGGCGAGGAAGGAGAATCCGGAGGGCATGAGGACGAAGATGAGGATCAGGACAATCAGAGCGGCAGAGGCAATCCCGACAGCGACCTTCCAAAGTTGGGCAGTGGGAATCCGAACTCCGAGAATGGTGGTCATCTCCGACTCCCGGTCCGTTGATTTGTCGGTCGCAGCGTTGGTGGGCATTGTGCTTTAGCGAGACTTTACGAGGAAGGGATAGCCCAGCAGCGCAAGCAAGACAACGAGCACGACGATATCCACTGTGCGGATGATCTTCTTCTCACGCTCGGGAAGCGCGTCATACGCCTCCTCATACTCTTGGGGTTTTGCCCACTTCCACATCCACCCCAGGGCCGTGGGTTTCAACCGGTCCGTGCAGGAGTAGATCATATCGTACCATGCGAGACTGACGTACGCCAGACACGCGAGGATGAAGTTCATGACAATCCGATGGCTCAGGGCAACGGGGTGCGGGAGCCAGTAGACGACCAGGACAAACGCAGAAAAGACGAGACATTTGGGATTGAGCGCAAGTTCAGTTCCGAAGAGACCGCCGCCCATTTGCTACTTAGTATAGAGAACATACAGGAGGGAATACAGGCCAAGCAGCCCGGTCCAGAGCACCTGGTCATCCGTGAGCCAGGCGTCCAGGGTCTCCATGCCGTAGACAGACGCGGCCACCATCGCAGCGTCGGCGACGAGAATCTTCCAGGATCCCTCTGCGGCATAGCGCTTGAAGAGGTCAACCATGCGGTTCTGTCCCGCGGGCACCATCTGGATGACGCCCACATAGAAGAGGATGTCGTGGAGGAGCTGGATGGCGACGGCAATCCCAATGAGGGCCAGTCCGGAGGCATTCGGCGCCAGGAACTTGGCCAGGGCAATGCCCAGGACGATGATGAGAATGTCCGTTCCAATCGCGGCAATCCCAAAGTCCGCATACCAGGTCCGAAGCGCTGAGGTCAAGGGGATGAATTTCGAGAGAACAATGACGGCGAAATCCACCCACGCCGTCGCAGCAAGAAGTGCGACCCACGGAATCATTATCTTTCTCCGAGAGTTTACTCCTGGTCGCTCTCACTCTCCTCACCACCCTCAGCGCCGCCCTTCTTGGCCTTGACCTTCTTCACGCCAAACTTGCCCTTGGTGGCCTTGTAGCCGGCCTTTTCCAGGCGACGGGTCTTCTTGGCGAGGGTGGAGCGCTTCTTGGAGACGATGCGACCCCACTTGTTGTACTTGAGGTCACGGCGAGTGAGACCGCCACTGGTGTGGTGGGCGGTGTTGTGCATCACCTGAGCCCGAGAGCCGATTGCCTTGCGCGCGCCTGCAGATTGTTCAGAGTCCATTTACCTTCTCACCAGAAAGTTTAACACATCGCGCACAGTCCGTTTGGGCTCAGGAACATCCGTGTAGGGAGTCGCTCCCCAGATCCGACCGCAGTAGGATTCCTCCTCCCAGACGAACGGGAAGTGCACGACGGCTTCATACGGTTTGTAGGATCCTGCTCCGAAATGAACGAGCACCGTCCGGTAGACCTTCGGGTAGAGGACATCTGCCAGAAAGTTTTGATCGGACTTCCATCGGTCTTCAATGTCCTTCTTCGGATACGCCTCGTACAGAGCGCGGAGAGAGAGTCCTGGTTGGGTCCGCATCCCCCAGAGTCCTCCCGGAATCGGAGCGACATGCTGCCGGTTGTCGCGAATGACATGAACGCTGGCTGAGGAGGCCAAGAACTCCCGAATTGCCCAGCGGTCCTTCCATCCCATTCGGCTGTCGGCATCGCGGACAAACATCAGGGCGACCTCGGGCTCATCAATGGCGAAGAACCGAATCGTCTTGTTGGGAGCACCCTCAACTCCGGTGGGACGAAGAACGACCGAGGAACACGCGCCAAGATGATTCAGCATGGACTCGGAGACATCCGGAGCGACGTAGACATAGACCTTCCAGCTCGGGAAGTGATGTCCAATCAGTGCGATGTTTTCAAGGAGACCGTGGGTGTAATACGGGTCATTGCCGTAGAGACAAAAGGAGACAACTGTGGCCATTATAGTGGAAAGAGGTTTCATTGTAGGCGTGTTCCAACCCTATGCAGAGAATTCGGTGGGTCAATGGACGGTTCGTTCGAACGGCAGACCGTGTTGCGGTGGTCACCTTCACAAGTGGACGGTACATCGGTGTTGAGCAAAAGCTTGTCTCCTCGCTTCAACGCTGGAGCCCCGATGTGGATGTACTCGTCTTCCACGATCCTGCTGAACTCGGGAGCCCTCCGCATGCCCAGAACCCGTATGCCTTCAAGGTCTATGCGGTTGAGAAGGCTCGCAGCCTGGGCTACACGACGATCCTCTGGTGCGACAGCTGCCTCCGTGCAGTCCGCCCACTGGACCAGTTGATTCAGCGGATTGAAACGCTCGGGGTGTATGCGCAGAAGGACGGGTTTATGTGCGGCCAATGGGCCAATGACCGGGCTCTCGCAGCCTTTGGGGTCTCTCGCGATGACGCGATGACCATCTCCACAATCTACGCCTGTTTTTTGGGGTTCAGTTTCAAGTCTCCAGTGGCCTGTGAGTTCTTTGACCGATGGAAGCAAGCCTGTGAGGCTGGGCTCTTCGTCGGTCGGTGGACGAACACGGAGAAGACAGAGAGTCAGGATTCACGGTGCACGGGGCATCGGCACGACCAGACCTGCGCAGAACTCATCCTGCACGCGATGAACGTCCCGCTCCATCCCAAGGTGTATTCCTATGACCCTCGGGATTCAGATCGGTTCTTTACAGGATGGAACAACCCCTAGGAATTTAGCAAGACACTCCGGTATCAACCCTATACATGGGAATCAACGACAGCGGTCTCTATCTCCTAGAGTGGGTGTTTCAACGGTATCCCGTCAAGTCCGTCCTTGAACTTGGAGCCCAAGTCTTCTATCAAACCTACAAGACTGCGACCTATGGATCCTACGCTGACGGATATTATCGTCTGAAGGGAGCGTGGATGTATCGGTGTATCGATCTCAATGGTGAGAATGGCGCGCTTCGGCTTGACCTCAGTGTCCCCCAACAGCTTGAGCCCGCCGATCTGGTGACGGATTTTGGAACAAGCGAACACGTTGGCGCCTATACGCGCGAGGAGGAGGTGTTCGCAGTGGATCCCCTGAATGATACGTGGGTTCATAGCGAGGGACATCGTGCAGGCGTGGAGGCCCTCTACAATTGCTGGACGACGAAGTATAGGTCGTCCTCACTGCTCATCGTGAGTGCAAATCCTGCAACGGGGCATTGGAAAGACCATGGGCATTTCTACTACACGAGGGCCTTCTACGATGTCCTCTGCGAACTGACTGGAATGAAGGTGTGTATCCTCGATGAGCTCTATGCAATGGGAAACACGACGGATGGAAAGGAAATTTGCTGCGTCCTGGATGTTCGGGGAAGCCATTGGATCTCGCTTGCTGAGTTTACGAAGGCATTTGAACACATTTTCCCTACGTAGTTCAATGATCTCTGGAAAGGGCTTTGCAGACCGCTGCGATTGGGTGTACGACCCGCGGTATCCTGATCGGAGACGGTTTTCCTATACCGAGGCTCCAGACGGAGCGTGGGTCTTCCTCAACGGAGATTACATCAACTCGTTCCTCGAGACATTTCCCTTTCTCGCGATGAAACGGTTCTACCTGATCGTTCACAATAGTGATCGGTCCTTCACAGAAGAGTCCCTTCTGCGGCTTCGGAAACACGTCTATCACATCTTCGCAATCAATACGGCCATCCGTCACCCGCGCGTGACAACCATCCCGCTTGGATTTGCGGACAATCAGCTTGAGTTCCTCTCCACGTTTTGCCCGGAGTCCGTAGAGCGGACGATTGAGGTGTATCTCAATATCAAGCCGCACCACAATTGGGAGAAGCGAGGACAGTGCATCGCAGCCTTCACGGGGGATCCACGGGTCGTCAATCGGGAGCGTGTCTCTGTGCCCGAGTATTATGCCGACCTCTGCCGCTCCAAGTTCGTTCTGTGTCCAGAAGGAACGGGGATGGATACGCATCGGGTGTATGAAGCGATTCTCTGTGGTGCGACTCCGGTTGTGCTTCGGAATGCCCTGAGTCATCTGTATGAGGGTCTCCCCGTGTGTCTCGTCAACGCATGGACAGACCCGTTCTACGTGCCAACCACTCCTGCACGGTTTCGGGTCTCCGACTATCTTACTGGACAAGGGTAGCCTGGATGCGCGACCACAACGGAGACGTCTTGCGAAGGAACAGAATGTCAATTTGGCAGAGGACACCGTTTGCGCGATGAAGCTCGGGAATCTCCAGCGGAGCAAACCCCATCGCATCGGTCACGCGAATGTAGTCGGCAAAGGACGGCGCGCCACGATTGTACTGCCCTGCAAAGGAGCATTCCAAGAGGAGAACCTCGGTGTCTGCGAGAAGCGCGTGGCCTCCGTCCAGAATATCAAGTTCGGACCCCTGGCAATCAATCTTGACAAAGTCGAACCGCTGGGTTGGGAACAGCACGTCAAGTGTGGTGGTTGTGCGAGTCGTCGGGGGGATTCCAGCATAATGCCCGGTGCGTTCAAGATACACGGAGTCCCCCGTGGAGAGGTTGGAATACCACGGAACCTCTCGGACAGACGACGAGACGACCTCATGGTAGACCGGAACTCCGAGACTGGCGAGCTCACGGTGTGGATTCGGCTCTACGAGGACAACGGACGCCGAGGGAAACTGGGACCGAATCTCTCGTGTCCAGGTTCCTTTGAATCCTCCAAGATCAAGAACGGTTGTCGGACTCCATCCGGCTCGGGTTAACGTTGCGTACGGATTCGGCATACAGAGAAAGAACCCGCGATGTATAAATGCCCCTGAAGGTCGCACTGTTGTTCAGTGGTCAACCGCGCTGTGTGGACGGACTCTCCTATCAATCCTTCAAGACGTGCCTTCTGGACCGCTATGACGTGGATGTCTTCGCCCATTTTTGGGGAGACATTGACTCCAAGAAATCCACTAGAACGACCTCCGCCAATCTGGACCGGTTCACGGAGCTCTATGCCCCCAAAGCGATTCGCGTAGATCCTCCCCTTCGCGCCGCCGAGTTTCCGCTCGCCTTCCTGCAAGCGCGCTCCCCTGTTCCTCTCACACCTGAGACCATTCTGGACCTCACATCCTCCGAATCCGCCTATTGGGCTCGGAATTGCGTGTCCATGTATACGTCCATGGGTCGCGTGTATGATGTCTTCAAGGCACACGGCGGCGAGTATGATTGGATGATCCGCGCACGGACGGACTGTGTGCTCCTTCGGTGTCCGGACCTTGAGGCCTTAGAGCGGAATTATCTCTATGCCCCCCAATGGCACCCCCTCGCACAGGCTGCCCTCGTCAATCACGCGCTGATTGTCCCTCCCCGGCTTGCTCCGGCTCTCTTTGGAATTCGCGAGACCCTTGACCAGCTTCCCGGGAAGACGGACGAGGACTTCATCTTCCACCGCCTCCGGACAACGGACGCCCTTCGGTATGTCCGAACCATTCCTCTGTCACAGTTCTACCCAACTCTGACCCGCGATGGAGTCCAGACGGATCGGCCGGAACCGGATCTGGTTCCCCTGGTTGTCGCACCTCCCTACACTCAATACGTCTGGGATACCGCAGGACCCTCGGCTTGGAAGAAACTTCAATTCAAGTAGGACGAAAAGACAGCCATCACCCGATCTGGCGTATAGGCCGTATAGCCGTTTGCAGTCATGTCCTTCCTCCAGGCTCCCGTCGCAACGAGTCGGACAAGGTCGGCCTTGGACGAATAGGTCGTACACGCGGATCCGAGGATGTCAATGTGAGCCCGCTCGGGAGAGTTGGCGTAGGTGACAATCGGTTTCCCGCAGACTGCGAACTCGCCGCAGGACAACCCAAAGGTCTCTCCGCGAGTGCGTGCGTGGAGCATGACGTCGCACGTATTGATGAACTTCCGTTTGACGGCCGCCTCTGTCGTACGAGGCAGGTAGAGAATCCGGGGATGGCGCGCAAACTCCTTCGTGTTCATCGCGAGAAAGACGAAGGATGGATTGGCGTTCAGGATGTCCACGACCGCAGAGTGCACAAAGGGAATGTCAAAACTGTCCGTCGACCCGTACCGTCCAAGCACGGTCGCCGTCGCTGGAATCCCAAGCTCTTCCCGGAAGGACTCCGAGTGTTCGGCCACCGAAATCATGTGCGGGAGAACCGGGACGGTCGTCCCATGCAGCCGATTCAGCGTGTCGCTAATGGCGCAATAGACCGTGCCATGGGGGAACTTGGTCGTGAACACGCAATGCACAATCGTCCGACACTTGGTCGTGAACCAGGCATCTCGTTCTCCAGACTTGATGACGTAGAGAACGTCAAGTCCGAGCGTGACCACCGCCTCGTCAATGTCGGCCTGCGTCGTAACATAGACAAGGGGGAACCGCCGCTCAATCTTCGCGTAGATCTCCCCGTGGGTTGCACGGAAATCTCGCGTCAGGACGATAGAGGTATTCCCCAACAGGGTCTCGTTGAAATGCGCGTAGTCGTAGAGCGCAACCTCTGTCCCGCCGTACGAAATGTGATTCGTGAGAAAGCCAACTTTCATATGACTTACGTAGGGTGGAGAGTGTAAGTCGTCTGGGTCAGTTGACCCCAGGCGTGAAGCAACTCAGGAAGCAACTCTCCCCAGGAGGATTTTGGCTGAAGGTCGTAGATCCGAAAGGTGTGTGGGTCTGGCGACACCACCGAGGGCGGTCGCGCGGTGTCAAACACGAGGAGGGACGCGTTGCCTCGTTTCGTCTGGAGCAAGGTGTGAATCTGACCGAGATACCCATAGAGGTCTTGAATCGGTTCACTCCCGTCGAGAGTATAATTCCCACGGGTCGGAGACGAGACGGACACATACACGAAACACAGAGGGGTGGATGGATCCAAGAGCAGTCCGCGAAGGCGGGCAAGACGTCGTCTGTAGGTCTCTCGGTCGGACAGGGTATTGTGTGGGAAACTCACGCGATACGCTGAATTTACAAGAACCGGTCCCTCTGGAGCTGTTGTATGGTGTTCAACCTCGCCCAGAGTTGCACGTGCATCGCATGCAAAGAAGTGCGTATCGAGAATCGCGTCCAACGATTCGGATTCGGTGAGAAGCCGGGAGAGGATCGCATACACAAAGGCTGGGGTTGAGAACATCCAATCAAACGGAAGCGTTGCAGTCTTCAGTCCAAGTCGGGTGAGGAGGGTTGGCGTCGTACACTGTGCTCCAATCGGAATGTACTGAATCTTGGGAGGAGACGGGTCAATGCCGGCGCCAATCCCTCCCGGAGGAACCACACGAAGGGCATGACGATAGCCGAACGAGGTCCAGAGAAGGTGACGGCGCGGGACCCCCTCACTCGGCATTGCTAGACCACCACACCTGTTTTTGGAGCTCCACATACAGGTATGGGGTTTCCCCCTTGTTCCTCCCCCGACGACCTTAGGTTCTGGTGTTTAGTTGGAGTACGCGAGGCCGCCCATGCCGGACATGACGCGGAGGACGTTGTAGTTCACGGCGTACACGCGGACCTGCGCAGTGCGACCGTTGCGGACAGTGTTGACGGACACCGTGAGCTGGAGGGTCGCCTTGTCAATGCGGGAGAAGTTGCAGGTGCCGCTGGGCTGGTGCTCCTCGGGCTTGAGCGCGAAGGAGTAGACGTTGATGCCGCGGGACGGGGTGCGAGTGTGGTGCTGGTAGGGCTGCACGACGTCGAAGTAGCGACCCTCACGCTCCGTGAAGCGGTCCTGGCCGTTGAGCTGGAGCTTGGCAACCTCCACAGGGTTCTTGCCCTCGCACTTGACGCCAGACGCGAGGATGACCTTGGCGAGGAGGTAGTTGGTGGTGGCCGCGAAGACCTCGTCGCCCTGGTCGGAGCCAGAGTCGAGCCAAGAGGCACCGCCCAGCGAGGGGCCGGTGTTGATGCCGAGGCCGGGGAGGTAGGGGCCAGACGGGCCATCCGTGCCGGTGGTGGGGATGCCAGTGTTGAGGCCCTTGCCGAGGGAGCCGCGGCCGAGGATGTCCATGACAACACCCTCCGTGGTGAAGTCATCGGTGTAGTTGAAGGGCTGGCAGCCGTTGACCTCCTGGATGAAGTTCTGGCCGGAGGTGCAGTCCACGAAGGAGTCGCGCTGAACAACCCAGACAAGCTCCTTGACGGGGTGGTTGAAGTTCAGCTGGATCTTGTTGGAGGACGAGGTGATGGACTCAGCGCCAGTGAACTGGAGCTGCTCAATCAGGTACTCGTGGGTCTGCTGGGCGAAGCGGCGGCGCTCCTCAGTGTCCAGGTAGATGTAGTCGATGTAGAGGGACGCGGCAGTGAGGGACTGGATCGCGGTGGACGCGGCGGTGGAGCCGGTGGTCTCGTAGTAGCAGCAGTTGATCCACTGCTCGAACTCCACGTTGATGCGAACCTCGTGGTACTGGAGGGCGATGAGCGGGATCGCGAGGCCGGGGTTGCGGCAGAACCAGAACTGGAGGGGGATGTAGAGGGTCTTGGCCGGGGTGCCCGCGCGAGGGGCGCAGGAGTTGGTGAGCTCGGCGCCCGCGCAGGAGGCGTCAAGGGAGTAGCCCGCGCGGTCCTTCATGAGGACGAGGTCGTGGGTGTTGCCGATCATGTCGTCAAGCGCCGCGACGGTGCCCGCATCCTGGGTGAGCTGGGTCCAGATCTGCATCCAGTCGCCGTACTGGCGATCAATGCGCTGG